TAACGCTTGTGCTTTGGCTTGTGCTTCGGCTTTTGCCTTTTGTGCAGCGCTATCGTCTTTGACGGTAAGGTAGTGCGACAAACGTTTGTATTGCGCTTCGGACAAGTTAATCTCCTCGCCCACGTCGTAACGTTTACCGTTATGCAAAATCGCCGTATGCGCCACAATGCAAGTCAGCAAGGTTTTGCTGGATGGATTTGCCATAGTTTCTCCTCCTATAACAAGCAGTCTTTAATCAGATAGCCGGCAGGTTTACCGACCAAGTGCGGTTTGTGAATGTCGGTGGTACGCACCACTTCCAATTTGCCGCCGTTTTCGACGTAACGGTCAACAAACAAGCCACCTTTACGGCGTACGGTGTAGCCGTAACTTGGCTTATACACCGTGCCTTTTTTCTCGGTTGAGCGCGGCGCAACATATGCCAACACCACGGTATCTGTCCAAATATCTTTGAGGGTACTGGACTCTTCGTAAACTGCCTCACCAATCTTGACAGTATCAACTTCAATCAATTTGGCAAAAATCTCCGGTGTGATAATGCCGGTTTGTACGTATTTGATTTTTTCAATCACTTTCGGATGACTTTTTAAGACTTGCCATACATCGCCGGCGATAATGCAGACATTGGCTTTACGCCCGATGGAACGTTTAATTGCCCGTTTTGCCGCATCAAAAATCGCAAACGGGTCAGACTTTTCGTGGCTAAACTGTGATTCACCGGATAACACAATTTTGTTGGTGGTGTCATAGTTAGCTTCATTTTGCGCCGCATCCGCAATCGCTTTTTCACGTCCGAGTGCAATCACATCTTGAGTGGTGTTAAGGGCAAATTGACGCAATGAGAAAATCGCCTCGTTCTCTTCACGGTAGTCAATCGCATATTCAACATCGTGCTCTTCGAGTGCCACATCAATTGCGCCAATATCTTCCGGCTCTAAGCGGTTTGAGGCACCGCGCAAGTTGCGCACGGTAGTCGGCAGGCGGAACGCCAAGCGTCCGAAAGTCGGAATTTTGCCGGCTTCTTTGTCGATTTCAACCACCGGCATTAGGGTTTCACCGACCAGTTCGTTGTTGTAATAACCCTGTGCCAGTTGGGTTAAAACCGGGTCCTGAACACGGAGTTTTGCTAAATCGTGTGTTGCCATTCATTTTCTCCTTTTGCGTTATTGGGTAATTGCGTTAAAAGCCTCAACGTAACTGACGTTGTGCGCTTTCATATAGGCTCGGACTTTTTTGTCCATCTCAATGCTTGCCGGGTCAGTGCCTTCGGCGTATTCCACGCTGTCATCTTGTGGCTCGGCGACCTTGTCTTTGGTTGCCACTTCGGCGAATTCGACCGACTTCGGCAGTTCAGTTAAAAACGCTTTTAAACGCTGTTTAAATTCGCTTTCAGAAAATGCCGCACTGCCGTGTTCGGCGTTTAACAACGCCAACGCAGCCTCTTTTTGCTTCGGCGACAGTTTGCCTTCGGCAATCAAACTTTCCGCAAATACCGCATTTTCAGCGTGCATTTTTTCACGTTGCGCTTGCGCCTGTGCCGCTTTCAGTTTGGCGTTTTCCGCTTCCAGCTCGGCAAGCCGTTGTTTTTCTTGTTCCGACATAGTTCCTCCTTTTGGTTGATTATCGGGGTCATTAAAAATAGGTGAGGGTGGCGTGTCATAAGTTTGTTTGACTTCTTCACGCACTGCCTCTTCTTGCAAACTTTGCACCTGCCACGCCGGTAACACGTTATCGGCATCAGCAAGACTGAATTTTTCGATAATAAAATCACGCAACCGCTGCCAGAGCGAGGCGTTTGCCCAATCACTAAACTCAACAAATTCGGTGTCGCTATCAGCAAAGATCGGGTCTTTTAAGCCTTTGACCGCCGGCGGCATTGCGCCTAAAAAGCCGACGTGGCGTAAATAAAAGCCTTCCGGTTTCGGGTTGTTGGCACTGTTGGGCAGGTAAAACGCTGCCGAGATTTTTTTAAACTTGCCTTCACGCACCAGTTCGGCAAATTCACTGTCGACCTGTTGCGGTTCGGCTTTTAACACCTCGCCCTCCGCCACTAAGCCCTTAATCCAGCCGTAAGCCGGGTTGTCGTGTTTCGGATGCCCGATCACAATCGGCGCTTCGTGGTACTGAGCGCTGTAATTGGCAGCGATGGTTTTTAAATCATCGGCGGTAATGGTGACAGTGTTGCCGTTAGCATCTTGTCTGGTGCCGGCACGAAAGATTTCGATAAGTTCCATAGCGTCTCCTTGAATTGATGACGCTAGTGTAGCGATTGGGCATATAAATTGATTTTAAAGCCCTTTAAAGATTTTAGATGGGAAAGTGAGAAAGAAAAAAAGGAAAATAACGGCAGAATAGATTTTTAATATCGTTTAAATGCCGTTTAAATCTTTCAGGGTGCGTTTAAATTTTTTCAGATGATAAATCATATTACCGAAAGAGAAAAACGCCACAGCGTGCATTTTATGACGTTTTCTAAATTATTTAATTTGCGATAACTGTCGTTGTAACAATGCGGTCGCTTTATTTAACAGCACCTCTTTATCATTGTTATTCACACCTAACCACGGACGAGGGTGCAACTTTGTTTTATGTCCTCGCCCCGTCTTGCCGCCAAAATGTTGAATTCGTGCATATTTGGCATCAGAACCAAATTCCACGCTATTATCGTCGTAATTATAGGCGGTTTTATCGCTTAAATAGCCGTCTTGACGCAAAATCTTCAGGCTTTTGCCCTTTTTACGTTTACGTGCCAATGTTGAGTCCGCAAGCGGCTTCCACTTTTTGCCATCCGGATCAACTTCTTGTTTAAAACGTGCCTTGTGAATTTTTTTTAGCGTTTCACCGAGCACACCGTAGAGTTTTTTCGGGTGCTGCAGTTGGATCGCAATCTTTTGCAATTCAGGGCTGGCGCGGTCGTCTAGGGTAATTTTGATCATTGTCACACTCCAATAATTAGGCTAAAAAGAAAGCGTGGTAATGTTGCCACGCTAACAAAAGGAAATTTATTATGAAAATAACCAATGCTCAAGCTAAGCCTATTTTAGCTCGCTTTATCCGCTCTTGTACTTGGCTGCAATATTATGCCCAACATCAACCTATGCTTGATCCCTCGTTAACAGCAAAAACTTATCATTTTTTAGCCACACTCAATCAACAATCAAAAACAACTTGGGATGCACTTTCTCAACAAGAGCAGGATAATATACGCTGTGCCATCTCCACATTATTTTCGCAATTATCCAACGAATTTTATCATCAAAATTGTTGGTTCATTAACGAAGAACAACCTGAACAAACACAAGCTATGACACTTTTACAACAGATTTTCGCTGTATCAGATTAATTAATGCCTCCGCCTCTTCAGTATTGGTTGGGGCGGAAATTGGCAACCATTGACTTTCCCACTCTTCGGCAGCGGTATGATGTTGTTTGAACTCTTGTCCCCATTGCAAAATCAAGGCGTTATGCGTTTCATTATCTACATAAAATTGCTCACAATGCGGCAAAATAGTTTCCAAATGCTGAAATAAATATTGTTGCTCAATTAAACGAAATAGACGCTGAACTTCATCCGGTGTTAAACCATTTAAAATTGGCAAAAGGGCAAGGGCGTGCATTTTTAAATAGCGATCGGATTTGTGGGGGGTAAATTTCATTGTTATTCTCCTATTGATTAAAAAATATTCTTGTGTTATGGTGCTTTTGCTGTGATGATAGTTTCCTAATTAGTAAAGGTTAGCAGTTAATGCTATTATGGCGTGCGAGTCGCCCGTTCATCACAGCGTTCCCCATAACAAATCATAACTTTTTGCAAAATCCTCCCACGCTTGGCTATTTACCAAACTTCCTGTAACCAAGCGATTGATTAATATTTTTTTACCTTTACCGCTTACGCGATCATCTAATTTTGCATCATAGTTAATTTTTACAGCAATTTTTGCTCCCGCTTGCTCATAGACAAAAAGCAAGGTTGGCGTATCTTGTTGATGTTCCAGCAATATAGCCGTAGGTTGTTTGAGCTTATTAGGCAAGTTTTCCCAAAAATCTAACGGTACGGCAATTTGTGCATTCTCTTTAAGCTCTCTTAACGCGTGCAATAAATTACCTTTATCCATTGCAATAATCGCAGATGTAGGTGCAATTTTTTGGGCATTTAATTGTTCAATCACTTCGGCAGGAATAACGCCCACTAATTTTATATTTTCAACATTCGCTAATTCTTTGCCTGCTGCTTTCGCCGTTTGCTTTACCCAATCCTGAAACGCGCGGGCGTGCAACGCCATAATTTCGGGCTGTACCAGTAAATCATTTACCGCCTTTGACGCAAACAGTGGATCAGCCGTTACCATCTTTTGCATTAGTACTTTGTCCACGCTATCCAGCCGCCCCGCCTTAAGGTTGTCAAAATTATGCGGTGCAAAACCTGCATCATAACCTTTAGGTAGGTTAATGGTTCTTGGGTTACCACTTCTCACCCCAACTAATTTTTCTTCAAATTCGATTTCGACCGGTGGCGAGACGGTACGCCCCATCGCTTTAAGATCGTCTTCATCGTGCGCAATCACGGTGCAGTGGCAACCGTAGGCTTTAATCGGGTAGTAGTAACGCCAGAACGGATCATTTGCCGGTCTAATGGTGCCGTCTAATTGCACGTGAAACGGTCGTGGGTGAGCATTATCATTATGTTGATATTCCCAATAGGGCATCACATCAGCTAAATCCAAATGTTGTTGCAAGCGTCCACGATTGTAGGCGGCGTAAACATTGGTATCGTAGATAATGCGGGTGCGCCAATTACGCCCACCGTTATATTGCCAACCTGTTTTTGCCACAATCTCATCAAAGCGTTGGCGAAATTCCTCCAATGTACCGCTTCGCTCAATCGCTTCATCCACCGCTTGACGAAATGCTAATAACACTTCATTGCGATTGGCGCCGGCGACCATAAAAAAATAGTCGTGTTCTTCGCCTAACACATCTAAATAGCTGTCGGTCGGTAAGTTGAGTTTTTTGGCAAAATAGCGTACTTGCTCTTCAAAACTAAAACCGCTTTGCACTGTCATTTTTTGCTCTCCTCAACCACGCTATACCGTCCGGCAAATTCGGCAGTGGTACTTGCCCACGCCATTACCTTGCCATACTCGACAAAAGTGAGCTCAGGGATCAGGCTGTCTAATTGGTTGCGAAAATCCTCAAGGCTTTCCGCTTGGCTAAGTTTATCTTGCACCTGTTGCAACCATTCTTCGACATAAGGTTCACCCTCGATTTCGAGTTGTTCGACAATGCCATCGGCGATATTTTTTGGCATTTCCGGTTCGGCAAACTGGGCTTGTGGCTTATCCGCCTTTTCAGTGGTTAACTCAATATCGCCGTCCTCAAAGTTGTAGGTGCGTTGTAGATATTGGGTGCTAAATTTGACGCCGACGCGTGCCAAAATCTCATCGCGCTCAGCTTGTAATTTATCGACGCTCTCTTGCTCAAACAGCTCAAACTTCGGCAGCTGTTCCACATTAAAATTAAGTTCACAAAGCCAGTTTAAAAGCTGGTTAAACACGCTTTCAACCAGACGCGCGTCATCGTTGCGGATATCTTCCAACACTTCCAGCCCGGCAGTAGCACTGGCACGATTACTGTCAGCTTCGGTCGTTTGGTCTTGCCCTAAAATGGCAACACTGATTTCCGATTTACAGTAACGCAAAAAGTCATCAAACACTTGTGAGCTGCCGCCTTTGCTGGCACTTTCCAATAAATTAATTGAGCTGTCGTCCGGAATAGCCGCCACCGCCGTGCCGAGCATTTGCTCCAAGCTATCTAATAAATCTTCGGTTTCTATCGGACTTGCCGTGCGAGGATGTTTACCGACTAACCACGGCGAGCCGTATTTTTCGGTAAATTCCAACCAAAACTTAAACCCACCTTTTTTAAAAGTCGCTGCCCAAAAGCATTTGGATAAATCGCCTTGTCCGTATGGATTTTCATAGGTGGCATCTTGGGTAGCGAGTAAAAATTTCTTCTCCGGCAAAGCGACACCCACCGGATTGGCTTTGGTACGCAGTTTTAGCTGATTATCCTCATCAAACACAAACCATTCCGGCGGTTTACCCTGAATATCAAGCGGTTGCCAAATACCCTCCGCATAACGCCACACCACCTCCAACGCTTGGTAACCGAACAGGGTAGCGTTTAAAATTTGTGACATAATTTGATGAAGTGGGAGCGCATCAAAAATCGCCTCGAGTTGTTCATCTACATCCTCACGCCCGGTTGGCGTGATTCGCCATTCTAAGCCTTTAACCGCCGCTTTACGACGACGTACGCAACCGGCAACATGGCTATCTGCCAGCACCTCGCGGTAGGCGCTAATATCGCGCCCCATTTTTTTGAGTACCGGATCAGGGTTTGGCAAATAATAGCCGATAGCGTAGTAATCTATCGCCTGTGCTCGGGTCGCAATCACGTTGATCATATCCTGTTTTTTATTCGCCATTTTAATATCCCTCTGTCATTCGTTTACTCTGCCGTGGTTTACGGCTAGACGCTTTCACCGGCAGCAGTACCGCCTCATTGGCAGCCAACAGTGCCAAAAAACACGCCCACGTGCGGTCGGCGTGTCCGCTGCTGTCGCTCTCGGCGACAAAGCGTGGTTGTCCTGTTGCACCGGTCACCTTTTTGAGCTTATGCAAATCTTCGCGTAAGGCGCTGTCGCCTTGCGGAATGCGGATTTTGCGATCTTCAAACGCATTTTTGCCAATGGTTGCCATATTGAGTTTGCTTGCCATATTAAACAACACCCCTTGCACCCGTTGCTTGCCGTGTTGATATTGGGCATCTTCCACCATTTTTTCACCCATGCCGGTTTGGTCGAGGTTACAAGCAATCACGTTATATTGGTGCATTACTCTGTCTAACTCGGCGAGCTGTTCCCGCAACGCCACTCGTTTCAAGGTAATAATTTCCCGTGTCCAATAGACATCGCCCACCAACTCAATCACCCAAATCACGGTTAAGTCGCCTCGCACCGCAATATCCATCCCGACAAAGCACGGGTTACCGGTGTAATGTTCAGGTAAACCTGCCAAAGGGTGTTCAACGCTGTCAATTAAGTCATAAGAGAGCCAACTGCTGGCTTCATCCAACCATTTCAGTTCAAACTCCTGCGCCCACGCATCCTCATCATTTAAGCCTTTACGTAGCTGTTCAATATCTCGCGGTAAGCCGTCAGCGACCGCTTGATAAATATCGACCGTATGCCGTGACCATTCTGTATTAGCTAAATCGGTCATCAATTCATAAAACTTGTTGCCCTTGCCGTTTGGCGTGCTAACAACACGCAATTTCCAACCGGCGGAAATCACCGGGAACAGCGCTTTCCAAATCTCCCTGCTATCCTGATGAAAGGCAAACTCATCTAAAAACACATTGGCACTAAAACCACGTGCGGTGTCTGGATTGGCTGGCAAGGCGGTAATTTTTGAACCGTGTGGAAAAATCACCTCTAACGCATTAATGGTGGGGCTAAACGGCACTTCCGCAATTTCACACGCGACACCGACTGCCTCAAGATGACGTTTTACGCCCTCGTTAATCGCTTCTTTCGCTTGGCGTTCTCCACGCGACAAAATCACCCAGCGTGTCTTTTCGCCTCGGGCTTCCGCCGCTAGACAATCCAGCACAATTTCCAACGTGGTGGTAAAGGTTTTGCCGGTCTGACGGGCAAACATTGCCACTTTAAAGCGGCTGTTATCCTGTAGCCAACGCTGTTGATAGCCATACAATAGGGTGTTAGTCGCCAATGCCATAAACCGCTCTCATCATTTTTTCCACGTCGGCGATTGCCATTCCGGATTGTTTACCGGCTTCTTCGACCGCTTTGGCGGCTTGTGCAATCACATCTTCACGGATTTCTTTTTCGCGTTTATAGTTGACTGACTGTGCTTGCTCAATGCGTTGCGCAACTAACGCTAATTGCCCCAATACTTTCGGGCTAATTTCTTTTCCCGATTCGCTCATACTCATTGATGTTTCAAAGGCAAGCGTTTTAACAAACTCAAGCAATAATTTACCGACGTCGCTATCGGGCATTTCGCCAAGCTGCTTTGTCCACACTTCCGCCATTTGTCGACTTGCCCGAATTTTTGCCCCAAATTCTTCCATACGCGAGGCATAGCGATTTAAGCCGGTACGACTTAATTTCATTTCCGCCCCTAGTCCCGCTTCATCAATCAAACTGTTGATATACTCAAGGATATCTTGTTGACTGTGCGATTTATCACGCAAACGCAATAACAATTCTTGACGGATATGAGGTGGCAATAAATCCACTTTTGAGGCACGTCCTCGTGTTTTTTTATCACTCATTTAAACCTCCTTTAAATCGGGTTTGATGTCGGTTTAAATCAGCGCAACAGCGGCTTTTTGACACCATACACTTCGGTGCGACCTTGCACCACGTCCAAACCTCGGGCGGTCAGATAGGCGACATAACAGCCGGCGATGTCTTTCAGCTCAATCAACCCTTGCTCTTTTAACCAAAGCAGATGTGAACGCACTTGGTCGCGACTAATACGATGACCATATAAATCCAGACAATCTTGTAAGATGCTTTCGTTAGCATCGTTATTGGCTTCCACTAAAGAGCGTAAAATCACTAAACGCTGGTCTTGTGCAAAAATATGATATTTATTCATTTTTAACCTCTTTTTCGATTAGCAGTCCTACTTGATGTGCCAGCCCGTCCACCTTAACGGCAATTTTGTCGCTTTTGCCGTCCAGCTTTGCCATTAAGACTTTAATTTCGGCAAGGTCACTTGTGGTTGGTAAATCCTGCACTTTGGTTTCCAATGCGTCCAAGCGGTGTTCGTTGGTACTGACCGTCTGTTTCAGACTGTGCATTTCTTCACGTTTGATGTATTTACTGTCCATCGTTAAGCGCACGATAAAGCCAACAAAACCGGCAACAGAGAGGATAATTCCCCAATGTTTTTGCACCACATCAAGGATTTCGGTCATTTGTTGCCTCCTTGCAAATTGCCCGATAAGTTTGGTTATGTACCCATATTTGACGCAAGGTTTCTGTTGTGTCGTTGCGACTTGCTTTAATCAGACTAAAGCCAGCACAACTGCTATTCGTTACGTAAATCGCCGGCTTGCTGCAAGCGGTCAACAACATCATCACGGCTAACGCTACGGCTGTTTTCTTCATTTTTCGCTTTCTCCTGATAGTTTTTAATTTGCGCTTGCGATATAGCTTGTTGCTGTTTAAGCTGCTCAGCAATTTGTTGATAGGTGGCGATTTGTTTTTTTGCCTGCGCCACTTTGAGCCACAAAAAAGCAAACAGCACGCCGAGCAAGGCAATGATAGTCAGCCAGATATAAGCACTTAATGTCATTGTTTATCTCCTTTATTCCCGATTGCATTAGCAAAACCTTTGGTCGCCGCACCGCCGGCACAAAAAATCGCAAAAGTCATAAACAGCTCAGGCGTGTAGCTGCGGTCGAGATAGACGCAATAAGTCAATACGCCAGCCATCAACAGCGCGCCAAAAAACTGGATAAAGGCGGTGGTTGATAAGCGACCGTTATCGTTGGTGATCAGTTCACTTAATTTCATCGTCCTAGCTCCATTAACATTATCTGTGCTTTGGTTAGCCCACCATTTTGCCGCTTACTTTGTTGGGCAAGTTTGCTAATGGTGCGCTTCTTTCTTCTGGGAGATTTAGGGTATTTAGTCCATTTTTTCATTTTTACCCCACTTTTTATCGCGCCACAGCACATAGAGGTATTTGATTTGGTCGCCAATACAAGCACCGATTGCCTCGCCGATTTTGATGCAGCAGCCGACAATCAAGGCAATCATCACAATCGCAAGTAAACTGATATTCATTTTTTACTCCTTAATCCTTAAATAGGTGGTCTTGGTTAATTACTTCGCCGCTGTCGAGCCACGTCCAGACATCAAAACACGGACAATCTTTTAGCCACTCATTCGGGGTAATTGTGCCGTCGCCGTTAAGGTCGGGGCTTAAATCTCGATGCCCGCAAATGCGTGCTTGAGGATATTTGGCTTCTAGCTCCCGCAATAAGCGATGCAATGCTTGCCACTGTTTAGCGGTGTAGCGTCCGTAATTTTTGCCGTCAATCGAGATCCCACCAACAAGGCAAATGCCGATACTGTTTTGATTATGCCCTTTGACGTGGGCACCGGTTTCGCCGACTTTGCGACCGGTTTCAACGGTGCCATCGGTGTCGATCACATAGTGGTAACCGATATGTTGTAGATGAGGATTAAAAGTGCGATATGCCCACGATTGACGCTGAAATCCACGTTGCTGATGCCAGCGATCAATCACTTGCGCAGCAGTTTCGGTTTTATTTCTGAGTTGCTTGCCGTTTTGGGTGGCAGAACAGTGGATGACGATTTTTAGGATGGGTAATGACATAAAAAAACTCCCTTTAAACTTGGTTTAAAGAGAGTTTAAAACATTAGTGCAGATAATGATTTTAAAGGGGTTTAAAGACTTTTTTTACTTAAACTGTAGTG